AGTTAAATTATTAACTGTGTCTGCGGTTAGCGTCCCATTAGGTGCTATTTGCGCATTAGGGGTTATTACCATAGCGGCGTTTTTAGTCCACGGCAAAACATCAAATTCCTCGCTTCTTAAACATAAATTTGTCTTGCCCTCTTCAATCAATAATCCCTTGCAAGCAAGCGTAACTGGATCGTGGTCAAAGCGTGGAGCGTGAGCTGGGTTAGCCGTTGTCAATAGATATGGTCGAGCAGTTGAAAATCTTTCATACTGCTGTCCAGCAACATAAAAAGCAGCGCCATTTAATCCGATACCAGTTTCTGAAACAACCGTTGAGGAAAAGTTTGACTGAATTGGCATTGTGCCAGAATCAAGTCTAGGGATAAAAGTAAAAGAATATCTTGCCCATCCGTTATTTTCCAACAGGACGCTTGTTATTACTCCAGTAGTTCCAGCAATTACGACCCGATCAACCAAATCTAATACGAGTTTGCTATTCGCATTAGGGCCAGATGATCCCAAATTAACACAAACGTATCTCCTACCAGCAGCTTTGAGCCATACAGAAAATGTTGAAGTTATTCCAGCGAGGCCTGTATTCACTCTGAAAAATCTATGTATAGAGTTAGTTGAATCCTCATTGTAAATTTCCGCTGTCAACCCATTTACTGTTTCTGCTGATGATGCAATGGTTCCTCCGCCAATTGACCATGAGGCATTTGCCACATTATTACTGTAAAGAATCAGGTTCTCTGGAGCGTATTCAATGAGTCCTGCTGCGTTTACTTGAGTTGCTCCAGAAGCGCGTGTGAATACAGGAGTCGGCCCTTTGCGAGGGGTCAACGTCTTGTCAGTAGCAAACTGAAGGTCAAGCGATGGCAATGGGAGTCTTGTGCCTCCAAAACCAATAGCAGATAATTTTGTCGCTCTTAACCTCATATTAGTTTAAAAGTTCCGTGATTTCAAGTGTTCCATTTACAGATCCGTTTCTAATTGCAGCAATGTTTGGTGTTGCTGGCAAATGAATATCAAGACGTTCACCTTCAAGAATAAGATGAGATGATGCAGAGGCAGTTGCAGAACTTGAAGAAACTTCAAATCTAATATCTGCTCCAATAGCAAGAATGCTAGCTCTCAAACAAGTTGAGGTTAGTGCTTGGTTAGCTGATGTGTTAGTAACCGAAATAGAACGTCGAACACTAGGCACTCCAAGTGGCTCAACAGAAATTACATTACGCATAAAGCGAACAATTACATCTTGAAGGAAAGGTTGCATATGCGTGTATTTTAGGCTTTTGCTAAATTATGTCAAGTTTTAGGAATTTATTTTTTACCATCAGAATAAGCATTTCTGTATTTGCCATTTATAAGAACTTTTCGCAATTTAAGAATCCCGCATTCTACTTGACGTTGCAGCAAGCTTCTTGCGGTTCTTTCGTTTATTTTGAATTTATCTTTGAAATCAGCAAGTGTGAATTCATCTTCTCTAATTGCAGGGGATATTAATGCGCCAATGTCAGACATTAGCTTGTCTAGGTTTCCGATCTTTTTCATTCTGCTGTGTAGATTCTACGGTGAATAATTGGGAGTTCTCCCTTGTCTTGATTTCTTGCGTCAAAAATGACCGCTGAAGGCTGAGGAATAGCATCTGGAACTACTTTGTAGCCATAGCGTGTTAAGCCCTGCCACGCGCCTGTAATGACCGACATTTGGTTTCCATCTTCCCAAATACCATGTCTGTGTCTATGCGCTCTTACCATAACCGAGGGAACTGGTTTCTTGGCTCTAGAACGGGCGTGGGAGAGGTTTCCGAGCATAATCGAGTGAGCACTAGCCTCAAGGTATGTCCTAGCTGTAGCGCTAATGTGGTGAGCAAAATTGTAAAGGGTTCCATTTACTTCTAAGTCCAAGTAGTCCCAAGCATGTTGACCATTAGCTTTATTCTTACTACCGCCAAGAGCTTTACCAATATGGATTTCCTGATTCAATGTATGGGCTTCAGTTCCTTTGATCAAATGCACGTTAGCTGCCTTAGGAGTAAGTTCACCAAGGATCTGTTTAACAGCAATAACCTGATCACCAAGATCAGGAGTCATAACTTGAAGAGTCTTGTGATGAATACCATCAACAATATCACCATTGATAACAATATCATAAGGTTCTCCTTTAGTTACTGTGGCAACCCATTTATTCATATCTGTCCAGCATTTCCATAACCATTCTTGAAATGGATTCTGTAAAATAGGATTACCTTCAATACTCACAAAGTCTTTTGGCCATAGACCGACTGTTGAGCCAACATGCAAGTCACTAATGACCAATACCAGTTTAGATTGTGTTTTCATTGTTCGTTCTTTGAAAGTTCCCCAGACGCAGCGACAATATATTGTTTTACACTCTCTGGTTGGTTGTTATAATTTGGACGGCAAATAGCTATGCAACGTGATTTCTCAATACGCGCAATACTGACAGCATTTGATTGATTACCACCAAGGACATGGTAGGCAGTAGCATCCTCTGCAATGTATAAACCAACGTGTCCACCTCCATTACGGGCAAACACAAGCACATCACCAAGCATTGCAGTCTTAACCTTGATTCCATAAGAAGCCCAGTTTCTAGCCCACAATGGGGATTCAGGAACTTCAGATGGAGAGTTTAGTCGGCTAAAGGCAAGATACGCTACAAACAGTCCACACCATGGGATATCATCATCAGAGTATCCAGAGATCTTAACACCATTCTGGTTAAGGCTATCACGCCATTCAAGAATTGTTCTATTGCTACCTTTACCAATTACTTCCCGTGTTCCAATTAAGGCAAGACCTTGCTGCACCATACGAGGAAGCAAACCAATGTTATTAAGCCATTTGTAATTCATAATTTTGTTGAGTAGCTTTCTTCGTTCTTTTTCCAAAAACTAATACCAAACTTCATTACAGCTTTGTAGTAAAGAGTGGATAAAGGATAACTATCTTTGCGCATCAAAGAACGAAAGAAACAATTTACTTGCTCGAATGAAAGTTTGAAATGCCATGTTCCAGAAAACTGAAAAAGAACATCATGAACTAACGAAGCATGAACATTTCTTTTTTCATCAGGTGTTCCAATCCAAATACCAAAAACTTTACGTTTAGGACTGCAACCATTCCATGCATATCCTTTGCTGATATACAATACGTTATCTTCAATGCTAGCCCAAACTCTTGAATCTAAGTCACGGAATGCCACATTAGCATGATGAAATGGCAATGGTGTAGCAATAATGCGCTTGGTAACAAAACGGTAAATCTTGCTATCCGTAGTAAGCGCGTAGTCTGTTCCTAGTTTAATCATTTATCTTTATGTTGGATTGTTCTCCAAAAGCAACCATGAGCACCACAGCCACCACTTAATCGCGTTACGTCTTTCTCCAAAGCCTGTATGCGATACATGAGAAGTGAGTAAATTAATTTACCTAGTGCGCCTACAATGCCGCAGAGTGAGATAAATCCAGTTAATGCCCAACCAATCGGAATTGTAAAGTTTGCTTCAGTCATTTGATTAAATCATTTAGTTGTTATAAGTTTGAGTTATTTTAAGGATCATACATTACTTGATGTGATAGCATGCCAATGTGTTCCATTGTAGTAATTAATCTTGTCTGTGGTGATATTGTATATAATCAATCCATTGGCGGGTAACGAAATACTATCGCGTTCTGTACTTGTCATGCGTGGTGGAAGAAAACCTTTGGTTATGCTTGTCATATCAAGCAATGCTGATTCATCTGGAGTGGTATTACCTATTCCAACACTGCCACCATTTGGTTGCAAACTTACATAGCTAGTCTCCCTTGTGACATTGGTTGTGCCTTGAATAGTAATACCATCATTTGCTGCTATCCCACCATTGATTGCTGCAATCACAGGGGCAGTTAATGTTTTGTTTGTCAGGACCTGTGATCCTGTCAATGTTACAATATTACCTGCTGCTGGCAATCCAAGTGCTCCAACATGTGCAGCTGCCGCCCCTGAACCATAAGTATAAGTCGTAGCGTTAAATGTTGCTGTTGTGCCAATTGTAGCTGAATTGATTACTGGAGCTGTCAGCGTCTTGTTGGCTAGCGTTTGCGTGCCTGTTAGTGTTACAATGTTTCCTGTTGGCGGTAGTCCAAGCGCAGTAACGTGTGCTACAGCTGCTCCTGAACCATAAGTGTAGGTTGTGCTATTTATCGTTAATGTCCCTGCGATCGTGCCATTTGTCAGCTTATCAGGAATTCCTGTTGCTCCTGCCGTTAATGCAATTGTTCCAGAAACATCAGGAAGTGTCCAATCACGATTTGCTGTAATGTTTGCAGTTTTAAGTCGCCCTGTAAAAGTGCTGTAAAACCAAACAAACCACCCGCGAACTCGCTCAATAGCCGATCGGTTATCTCCTGAAACGCCAAATTTTGCATGATAAGTTCCAGCAATTGCCTCAGCAATAATTGCTGTTCCATTAGAACTAATGAAATTTCCACCAACCCCTAAATTACCAGTTGCGACAGCTTGAATTGCTTGCGCATTATCATCTCCAGAACTAACTACATTAAGCGTTACTCCTTCATAAAGTGAAGAATCAAGATAAATCGCTCCATCACTATCTCTTTGAACTATTGTATTAGGAGTGGTATCTACTGATGCATCAGAACTGCGAAGAAGAGTTACGGCAGTTCCTGTTCCATTACGAAATGACGGAACACCTGATGCATCTGACCACCATGCAGATTGCCCAACACTCACTGTTGGAGCCGTGCCGTTAAGAGTAATAAAACGTCCAGCTGCACCTCCTATGGGAATACTTGCAAAACTTCCTGTTGATACTGCGTTTCCAGTAACATTAGCTGTTCCATTAAAAGAAAGACCAAAGATTGTTCTACTGTTTTGTAATGCTGTTGCAGTTGAAGCATTGTAAGTTCCTAATGCTGTTACAAAAGCAGATGCGCTACCAGCACCAAAAGTAAAATTTGTGGAATTAAAGGTAACTGCTGTTCCTGCTGGGATTGTTAAATTGCGACCACCTACACTCCAAGTTAAACATGGTTGAAAGCTGCCATCAACAAGAGATGCGCCACTGCTTTCTACGGCTGCAAAGTTAGTGCTTTTGATTGCTGCACCAGAATTGGATGTTTGTATATGAGAACTTGCTCCAGTAGTTGAGATAGGCCCAGTAAAAACAATTGTATTTCCAGTAGCTAAGGGTTGGATGCTATTGGTTTTGATTCCATCAGGAAATTGAAAAGCAACACCATCATTAATAACTGGAGGAGTTTCACCACCTTTAATGACATCGTTGTATACACGTAATACAGTTGAGTTTGTTGTTTTGTTTTGTGTTGTTACTGAATTAATCCAGTTAATCTCCATCTGTAAATCAACATAAGTATAGTCATCAATCGTATTGACTTCATTAGTTAAATACTCTGCTAGCGCGTTTCCACCAAAGTTTACATTAGCAGTGTATGGTATTGCAGCACCAACTTGTGTAAAAGTTGTCAGCACCATTGCTACACCTTCATTATTGTTTTTAAGTTTAGCGCCTAATGTAACAGTGTGGTTTGCGCCTAAGCCAATGGGTTCTCCATTCTGAATGAAAATAATAGAAAATGGAATTATGTCTCCACGTTTTACTTCTATCCTAGATACGTCTCTTTTGAGTCTCGGACTTGAAATAATCTTCCTGCTAACAATATCGACGTAAATGGTCATAGCGGTTTAGTTGGCTAAATTCTTCCCCATAGGGAGATAACCTCCCCCATGATTTCAGGTCATGAGGGAGGCGAGCTATGAACATTATCCTAGAGTGCTGCAATCATGCACAAAACCGAAACTATTGTAACATGCTTTGTGACGGATTACGATACCAAATTCTGGATTATCAGGACGAGTGCCAGAGCTAAGAACACCACGGAAACGACCAATTGTGCCGTCAGGGTTTTTCTCTTCATCCAGATAGTTCTTCCAAGAGAACTCACCAGCATGATTGACAACATCAAACTTAGCACCAGCAACATTAGTGATAGGCTTAGGAATCAAGCATACCTCAGTTTTTTGGTGGAAGATATAAGAGTCTTCATATGCAGCAGTAAGCCAAGCAGGATTAGGAATAACAACTGGGTTTTCACCAGCGGTTTTAATAAACTCAGGAACTTTAAGCCATGCGCTATACACAGCAGCAGTTTGAGCAGTAGGAACACCGCCATTAGTTGCTGTTACAGTAAAAACAGTAGAACTCGTGATTGCTTTAACAAGGTAAGTATTAGAAGCAATAAATACTTGAGAACCAATAGTAAGTGCGGTATTTGCTACACTGAGAGTCAATGTGCCTACGCCAGAAGCAACAGTAACAAAACCAGTTGCAGCATCAGCAACCCTCCAATTCCAACGCGGAGTCTTGTCATCAATAAGGTGAACAAATCCAGCGTAGTTCCACTTAACGCCCATAGGAGCAAGCAGTTTTTCGTTTTGAGACGAATAACGGAAGTCTTCACGAATATCAGCGTTTTCCATGATGATGTTGCGGCTAGTGCGAGCACTAGTTACAAGGCCATACACTGGACGGGTTTCAACCATACCCATAGCGCCGTCTTGTGCGCCTTGATGATTGAGATACTCATAAGCATAGTTAAGGAATCCTTGGGTAAGAATCGAAATCGTTTCAGGTGCTCCACCAGCTGGAAAGCCATAGTTGTTGTAACCACCGCCATTAAGAGCAAATGAAGAAGTAGTAACGCATTTGTTGTCAGCTACGCGAGTGTATTCACTGCGATAACGCTCAATCCAAGTTTCACGCGCTTGGTCAGCAAGAGCGGCAATCGAAGCCTTCATTTGCTGTTCGCGAACAAAAGTGTTACGAAGGTTATTTACGCAAAGATTTGGACCCCAAATTGCTTTGCTTTGCAATGAATAATCACGGCTTTGTTGCGTGAATTTAATTTCATCAGAATTAGGAACACAGCTTCCACCAGCATCAGTGGAACCTTCTCCATCATACATGTTCTCCCAATCAACAGGAGCAGTGCCAACAAGTTGAGCACGGTCAAAGACGAAGGTTTTATGGACATTTCCCATACCTTCTTCCCATGCTTCACGAAGATGCAGGGTAAGCCAAGGCGTGGTCTTAGCCATCATTTTTTGGTTAATATTAGGGGTGATTCTGCCCGACTCGCGGAGCAACCAGTCATTAATTGCGTTAGCCATAATTTTATATAAGTTAAAAGTTTAAGAAGAAAATACCACTGAGGAAAACCTCTGTAGAAGTAACTACTAGAACGGATAACGACCGAGCCAACGGAAAATGCTGCTTTTTAGAACCATGCACCTCGAACAGTTCGAGAGACAATTGTCATAAAAAGCAGCATGTGTCAAAAACTATTTTACAAAAATTAGAATTTCATTTTTCTCATTGCAGAAATAAAGTCATCAGGCTCTGCTGATTCAACTACTGGTTGACCAAGTTTAGGTCTGCGCAGAATCTCATTAGCTTCTTTACCTGTAAGATCCTGTAGCATTTTCTTGGCATTGTTAAGCTCCTTGATTACATGAGGAAGCGCAACACCAGCAAAGGCAGCATACGCTTTATCTTTGCCAGCAGCTTTATTGAAATCAATAGACAACGCTCTATTGCGTAGCTTTGTCCAATCCTCAGTGGAATCTCCATTTTCATTAGTAAATCCTGGAATAACAGTTTTGTATTTATCCCAGATACTAGATTGGATTTGTTGAACAGCTTTTTTCTCTTCTTCAGATTGTCTTTGTTGTTGCTCAATCTGTTCAGCCTCCATTTGGCTAAGTTTAGTTGAAGCATTATCAAGCATATCCTGTCTAAGTTTACCAAGGTTACGGTATTCATAGATCATTCGATAAAGATCCTGCTTCTCAAGTTCATTAAGTCCAGAAAGGTGAGCATTAATTAGTTCGACCTGCAACTCTCTATCTTGTTCACGCACAATGTCTTGGACTACTTCAGCGTCAACTTCATGCGCAGCAGCAATCTTTTCAGACTCTTGCAGGATGGCTACAGCTGGCTCAAGAACTTTCTTTTTGTATTCCTGAGAAGACTCAACTTTAACCTTAGCACTGACGGAACTGAGTTCCTCAACTTGTTGACGTAGGCCTTCTGCTTCAGCAGCTTTAAGTTCTAGCTCTTTGATTTTAGCCTCAACATCAGCAGGAACTTTTACCTCAACTTGTTTTTGTTTATAGTCTTTAAGCTCTTGACGTAAAGCACGGAACTTATCCCCAGCTTTAGCATCCATGCCTTTCGACATTTCTTCAGTTTCTTTATTGAAAGAATCTTCATTGAACTCGGATGATTTCTCTTCTTCAGATAAACCAAGGAAGTCATCAGCTTCGTCAATCAAGCTAACATCATCATCTTTAACAACTGGAGCTACATCATCCTTTTTCACAGGATCAGCAACAGGTGTTTGTTCAACAGGGTCAGTGTTGTCTGGTAATGAATAATTATCATCCGTTGGGAATGAATCATTCATTGCTTTTAGGATTTCAATTTCTCCTCCGTCATCGGTGTCTTCTTTATTCATGGCGCAACTTTCTTGTTGTTAATGTTACAGTTTGTTTGGTTTTGGCTAACTCATAGAATGCGTTTAGCCCAGCTAAAAGCCCCATGTTATAAGCCTGTGATAAAGCGGCTTTCTCCACTGTATCAACATCTATCTTGCATCTAGTGCGTGGAATTTCAGAGAATACTTTCTCCAATAATGGCGTAGCCAAAATACGGCCTAACGCTTGTTGTTCTGCTTCTGTCATAAAGTTTATTGCCCCATGGCTTTGATCCTGTCAACTCTAGCTCTGGCTTCAGCATCTTTAGCTGCAATCTGGCTCATAGCTTTTTGTGTTTCAAGAACGATCTTTTGCTGTCCAATCTCGCGCATTTGACGGAGTTTTTCTTGATGAATCTCTGCTTGCATCTGCATCTTCATGCGAGTTTCCATTGTTTCAGCTGGATTACCACCTTGTTCTTGTGGTTGACCCTGTTCAGCAGCAGCAGCAGCTTCTTCTTCAGCTTTTTGTTGTTGCTTGTTGTAAGCACGAATACCATTGACAATGATTTCACCAATTTGCTGTGCTCTTTGTAGGAAGGAGTTATACTCTTCTTGAATCTCAGGTTGAACCGTAGTCATTTCAAGAGTTTGAGTAAGGTGTTCATGAACTGGAGAGAAGGTTGTAGCATACTGCATCAAGTCAACTTCACCAGTTTCAACGCCCTGAAGTGACTCTTCAAGCACTGCCAAGTGGCGAGGAATGTGAACCATATGCATTTCACCATCAATAGGATTGACTGGTTGACCTTGTAACAACAGGTTGTTTTCAAGATCAGCAATCTTAGCGTCCATTGGAAGACGTTGATCCTCTGGTTTACCAAAGTAACGAACTGTCTTATCAGCACCAATAAGCTCGGCAGCTACATCGAACGTAAAGTTCTTCCGTCCAATTTCATCCATGCTTGCATACATTTGTTGCAGCTGGTCGTAAATCATAACACGACTTACTCTCGATCCAGTTCCAATAATACGCTGCGCTTTGATTTTTTCATAATCAATCATAGAGAATACCTCTTCTGGAACTCCTCTATCCATGCAGCGTTGCTTCATTTCCTGCACCATTTTACGGCTTTCTTGGTCAGGTTGTCGAATCGTGAATGCACGTTTTACTTTTTCACGCATCAGTTTATCCAACGGACCATAGAACAGGTTGATAGCAAAACTATTTAGTTTGTTAATCCAATCAAGTTGCGCACTAACCTCAAGTTTTGTGCGTCTATCTTGTTGGTTTGAAAGAATCATGTTACCAGCACTCAATCCACCAGTGGCACGATCAAGAAGTCCACGACCAAGCTGGATGGCTGGAATCATAGAGTTATTGAGATTGTTGGCTTGTGGTCTAGCTGGAAGATTAATGTTTGGAGGTAGTGCAATACCACCAGCAAAGTCAATAATTTCAAGGTCTTCAAGGTCTTCTTGCGTTGTAGCTTGAACAACCATTGATCCCTCAATACGTGCATTGTCCATAACCTTACAGGTTAGGACGTTCATGGCGTTACAGATTTGGTAAATAAGATAACCCAATCCTCTTACGGAGTGAATACGGGCATTATTACCAATTGTGAATGCAAAAATCTGGAAGGCCTGATTGGTGTTTTCATAGTAACTGACTTCCTTGAATAAGAAGTCTTCATTTCCTTTAGCAGTGTTCATGTCTGAACCGTTTTTGGTTGTAATGTAGAAGGATACGCTCTTGTCAAACTCTACAATCCAGCCATAAACCAATTCAATCATGTCAACTGCGCTCTCAAGATAGACATCGTTACACTTCAAGTCTTCTTGTAGGCGCTCCCATTCATTCCATTTTGTGTCAGTGTGACCAGCCGCAGTAGTAATAGCTCTAATTACAGCGTCCTTATTCCAGCCTTTCAAGGGTTCATCTCCTCTAATCTTGTTGTAGAGTTCAATGATGCTCATTGTGCTGGAGCAAGTGCACATGGGCATATCGCTCGTAATGATGGTTGTTTTGCGTGGGAATTTGAATCTGTCTAACCCACCAACCTTGTAATGCATTGTCTGTTTATCCTCAAAGTAGCCTACAGCTACGCCATGAGTTACATAAATGTCGCAAAGTTGAAGGAATGTGGGGAAAGCAGAGTCATTTGCCTTGTCCATCGTGGTGAATTCTTCAGCTAATACAGCTTCATACATGCTACGCATTGGCTCAGGAACGTTTTTCAACGGAATCTGCGCGATTGTAGTAGGTGTGCTGTAAATATCTACGTAACCAGAGACGGCTTCGTTCTTAATTGCAGCTGCTTCACCTGTATTGAAGTTGAATCTTTCACCTTGTCCTTTGTCTTTTAGTTCTTTTTCATCAAAAGGAGGACTAAAATCCATGTCTTGTTGCACCAATCCCCTGTTATGGGAGCCGATTTCATCATCATTAATGTTTTTACCATGAATGGAACGTAACCCAGCTGGCGTAACCATGCGTTCTTTAGGAGCTTCACCCGTTTCAGGGTCAATACTCTTCAAATTATCTGCGATAATATCAAGTTCGCGTGTGCTTTCGACAAAAGACATGGGCTGTTCTTACCTCAATTTTCTTCCACAGCAAGCATTAATTTGCTTTTTCTTAACTAATTTACTCCAATTCTTGCCAGTTACCTTACTAACATTCTTAACTTCTTCAGAATGAAACATTCCTAAAGCAATAGATTTATCCACCAGCATTAAGAACATATCTGCAATGTCGCAAGACTCTCCATTGTTATTCTTTTTATGTTCATCTTTGCTTTCTACGCGCAACTTTGCAGTTTCTTTGGAATAGTATTGTCGTGTGCAAAGTTCCTTCATTAATTCCTTGCTCACGCCAGTAATCTGTCCACCACGAATAAACTCTTTTGGTTGAATCCATAGCTCGCTGTTCTTGTTGTAATACTCAATTTCTTTGCCACGGAAGAATGCTTTTCTACCTGAAGCCTTTGAGCTAAAATTGACCTTAGAGACAGCAGGACTCCAAAGCGCATCAACTATATGCCCAAAGCTAATACCGCTCCCTGTTCCGTCTAGCGTAGCTCTGTATGGCGTAACACCCCAGTCTGTTGCCAATTCCTTCCATTGAATAACTAATTGATGAGATAAAGGATTCTTTTTATCGGAAGTATCCTCCACTAACCCTCTGTACTGACAAACATGGAGATGATCGCGCCCACCAACTTTACCAATCTTTGCAACACCAGCGTAAGCCCTATCACCTCCACGGGTAAATGCAGGATCTAGCGCCGTAATTACAATTGGCGTCCCCTCCCATTCAGGCTCTTGATCTTCCATTGCATTGTTCACAATGAACTCACTCTCTTGGTAAATTGTATTCCCCGCTCCTTCAGGACACCAGAAAGCTTTAACGAAACGATAATATCCTCTACTCTTCTTACCACCCCTAGCATCTGCAATCCTATCACAATACAATTGATCTGGTTGCCAGAAATACTTCTCTCCATCAGGCTCTGTAATCCGTGGACTCAACTCAGCATTGAAACGAATACACATTCCATACTTTGTTTTCCATTCATCATCCTGCTCTGTAATTGTAGCCCACCCACCAATTGGCTCACACAAATCAGCAAATGGATCACTAAACAAATTAGGGTTACCCAATCCACCAAAGAACACCCGATCGTTGGACGTAAGGTTATCCCATGCAGCTTCCAAAATACCATCTCCTAAGTTCGGCATCTCGTCCGCAATCACAACAACATTCGGGCTTTTAATACCAATCAATCCACTACTGGCTTCTCCAGCTTCAGCCTTACCTGCCGCAACAAGCTCAATACCACTGTTCCTTGTCAACTTACCCATCTTGTTGACACCCTGAATAACTCCAAGGCTATCAACCAGCTTTCCAGGACATCCCATCCGTTGCGCCTGGCTAAACAACTGCGTAATACTCCTCCAAATCCTTTTTCTTGCATCAGCTTTAGTCGTACTCATGACAAACACATATGTGTCTGCTGGCCGACTCCAAAACTCCACCAATGCATACAAGGCAAAACCATCACTCTTACCACTAGACGAACATCCCGCAATCCCCAAAAACCTCTTCTTCCCCCCATCACCAATAGCACTACGAATCATCTTATTCGTCCACTTATTCCAAACAACCCTCCTAATACTCCCCTCACAGTTGAACGCCAAATCAACCACATTCTTAAAATGCTCCCACTTCTCCTCAACATTACATTTCCTGTGCGCATAGCACCATAACTCAATCGTCAATTGGTTCACTCCCGCTGGCCAATTGTATCCATATTTATCCATGCACCCTAATTACCCCATACCCCTTATAGACTCAAGGAATTTTTTTTACGAGAATTTTTTTACGAGAATTTTTTCATAAACGTTCTGTTCCATCTGTGTAGTCGATGCAGCGGAGTAGGGGAGTCAGGTGACACCCGCCGCCCCTCGACCAGTCAGCGTCATGTGCTGACCACGTAGTATCTGTGTGTGTAGAGCGATAGCTCTCCCTTGCACTGCATTACACTTAGGTAATGCACTGCTTGAACCAAAGTAACCAACACACATATGTCTGCTACTACTACCACCCACATCTACAACAACGAAGAGCTGATTGCATTCCTCGATAATATCCACGGTGAGATTGATATCTCATCTGAGGATAGTCTGGTCTTGGAAATGTCTGCGCCCTATGGCGATCCATACGTAATCGACGTCAGGGCTACAGCAGTTTCTGATAGTTCTGCTT